CTCGGACCGGCCATCGCATGGATCGGGCAAGGCCTCGGCGCGATCGGCAGCGTCGTTGGCCTCGCGACGATGGGTTCCACATTGGTCGCGATCGGCGCCGGTTTCGCCGGCTGGAAGCTCGGCACCTGGTTCAACGACGCCTTCGTCAGCGGCACGAAGTTCCAGACCTGGCTGGGGGGCTTCATCGCGCACTTGCTTGCCCCGTTCAGCAAGGACGCGCGCGACGCGATCAAGCAGAGCACCGGCAAGGAGTGGTACCAGTTCGGACCGGCGCTCACCAGCGCGAAGCCGCCTGTCGCTGAAGCGCCGCGCTGGTATCCGTTCGGCAGCGCGGCGCCGGTTATCGCCGCTGCCCAGCAGCGCCCCGTCGCGATCCATACCGGCGGCAGCGAGCGCCCGCCGGCCGCCCCGGCGCCCTACGCCGCACCGAAACCGCAGCCGCTGCAGATCGTGAACAACACGTATCTGGACGGACGCCTGATCGCGCGGGACGTGGTCGAGCGTGTCGCGCAAGAGTCCATGCGGCCAGCATCAGGCGTGAGCGGCGTCGATCCGCGCATGGGCTTCATGTCTCCTTCGATGGCGAGGTAACAATGGCACCGAATACGCCAAACACCGTGCTGGTACTGAACAGCCCGACCCGCGGCGACTTCGCCTTCGCGGACACCGAGGTGCCAGAGCGCATCTCGTTCGGCGGTGAGCAGAACCTGGTCGTGCACGACCTGGTCGGCGGTGCGCGCGTGGTCGACGCGATGGGCCGCAACGACGCTCCGCTGGAATGGTCCGGCATCTTCGTCGGCGCACAGGCGCTGGCCCGTGCGCGCATGCTGGACGCGATGCGCGTAGACGGCCTGCCGCTGGTGCTGACCTGGTCCGAGCTGGCTTACAGCGTCGTGATCCGGTCGTTCCGTGCCGATTTCGAGCAGCGGTTCCAGATCCCATACACGATCAGCTTCATCGTGGTGAAGGACCGCACCAGCCCAAGCGCAGGCACGCGGGCGAACGTCGACGATGCGATCCGCGGCGACATGGCAACGGCGACGAGCCTCGGCGCGCAGGTCGGTGATTCGACGCTCTCCGGCCTGCTTGGCACCCTGGGCAGCGCCGTTGGCGCCGTCAGCAGCTTCGCGAAGGCGACGCAGTCGACCATCAACAGCGTGCTGGCACCGGTCGGCGCGGTCACTGCCCAGGTCAACACGCTGATTGCATCGTCGGCCAACACGATCGCGAACGTGGCAACTGTCGGCGGCATCCTGCCGAACAACCCGATCGCGCAGCAGGCCGCGAAGCTTACGGGCCAGGTCACCGCCATGACCCAGTTGCCGGTGCTGTATCAACTGCAGTCGGTCGTCGGTCGAATGGGCGCGAACATGATCAGCGTGGGCGCACCAGGCCAGCAGGTCGTAACGGCCGGCGGCAACCTCTACCAGGTCGCGGCCAGCGCTTACGGCGACGCGAGCGAGTGGACCGGCATCGCCCGCGCCAACGGTCTGACCGACCCGCAGCTCGTTGGCGTCAACAAGATCAAGATTCCTGCCCTCCCCGAGGGGGTCAAAGGGGTGTTTGCCGCATGAACCAGTTCGTCAACAACCCGTCGCCAGCTTCGGAGGCGCGCCAGCCGCGCGGCATCGTCAGGATCAACGGTGCCGCAGTCCCCGGCTGGCTCGAGTTCGAGGTCGAGAACAACGTGTTTTTCCACGCCGACACGTTCCGCTGCAGCTTCGCCGTCTCGGCCCTGCCCAGCGAGTACGGCCCGGCATGGTGGGCAAGCCAGTCGACAATCCACATCGAGCTGCTCGCCGGCTTCCCGGCCGACCCGGAGAATTTCACCGCTGCGGACCTCGACAGCTTCATCTACGGGCGCGTGGACGAGATCACCTATGACACAAGCGGCACGGTCATCGAGGTGACCGGCCGCGACCTGACAGCCGCGTTCATCGACGCCAAGACCTACGAGCAGTTCGTGAACCAGACGGCCAGCCAGATCGCGACCACGCTGGCGCAGCGCCACGGCATGACGCCGGTCGTCACCGCGACCAGCATCAAGGTCGGCAGCTACTACGAGATCGAGAACCGGCGCGTGCCGCTGAACCGCACCGAATGGGACTTGCTGACCTGGCTCGCGCACGAGGAAGGCTTCTCGGTCTACGTGGCCGGCCAGGAGCTGCACTTCGAGCCGCAGGCCGAGCCAGGCGCGGAGCAGTACGCGCTGCGCTGGGTGTCGCCGACAGCAGATGGCGGCGCACCGGCCTTCAACGGCAAGCGCTTGGTCTGCAGCCGCAACCTGACGCTGGCGAACGACATCATCGTGTACGTGCGCAGCTGGAACACGAAGCAGAAGAAGGGGTTCACGGTGAAGGCGCAGGCCACGCACACGAAAAAGGCGATCGGTCGCGGCAACGCGCCGGCAGCCGGGCCAGAGCAGGTCTATAGCTTCGTGCGACCAGGCCTGACCAAGGAACAGGCGCAGGCCTACGCAAACCAGCGCCTGCGCGAGTTGTCCGCGCACGAGATGAAGATCAGCGCGGAACTGCCGGGCGACAACCTGCTGACGATGCGCACGCTGGTCGACCTGTCGGGCACCGGCACGGCGTTCGACCAGACCTACTACCCGGACAGCATCGTGCGTGCGATGAGCCTCCGCGACGGCTACACAATGCGCGTCACGGCCAAGAACCATCCTCCAGAATCGACGGTGCTCGCATGAAACAGCTTTGGAACCAGATGCGCATGCAGGCCCAGATGGCGGCCGGCGAACACGCTCAGGCGAAGGTCGGGCTGGTGTCCGGCTACGACGCGACCAACTACAGCGTGAAGGTCACGCTGCAGCCCGAGGGCATCGAGACCGGCTGGATACCTCTGCTGTCGCCGTGGGTCGGCAACGGCTGGGGGATGTTCTGCGCGCCGACGGTTGGCGACATGGTGGAGGTGCAGTTCGAGCAGGGCGGCGCCGAGGCGGCGTTCGCGTGCATGCGCTTCTTCAACGACCAGGACCGGCCACTGGCCGCGCCGAGCGGCGAATTCTGGCTGGTGCACGCGTCTGGGTCGACGCTGAAGTTCCATAACGACGGAACGGTCGAGTTGGCATCCAGTTCGCACCTGACTGCGACAGTGGGTGGCAACCTGACCGCTACCGTGCAGGGCGACGCGGAAGTGGATGCCCAGGGCTCGATCGTCCACAAGGGCGGCGGCCAAGGCAGTGCCGGCGGCGTGGTGCAGAAGGACTGCATCTGTGCGTTCACCGGCAAGCCACACGTCATGATCTCCTCCACCGTGAAGGCATCCAAATAATGGCCCTCTCCGCATCGAGCCTGAAAGGTCGGATCGACACGTACATGGCTGCGATCGGCGCGACGCAGACCAGCGACGCCGCCACGGCTGTGTCCTACCACGACCAGATGCTGCTGGCGCTGTGCCAAGCCGTCGTGGACGAGATCAAAGCAAACGCTGTCGTGCACACGGTAGACAGCCGCGGCGACACCTGCAACAACGGGACCATCACGTGATGAACGACTTGAACCACTACGTCGGCTCGGACTTATCCGCGTCGATCACTGGCGACCTCCAGCAGATCGACGGCGCGACCAAGGGCCAGCAGCGGGTGCTGCGGCGTCTGCTCACGAATCCGGGCGAGTACCTGTTCCATCTGGACTACGGCGCGGGGCTTGGCCAGATGATCGGCACGGTCACCGATGTGGCCAAGATCACGGCGCTGATCCGCGGCCAGATACTGCTGGAGGATGCCGTGGCCAAGGTGCCGCCGCCGCAGATCAGCGTGACCGCGATTCCCAACGGCGTCGCCGTCAACATCCAGTACACGGACTCGGTGACGAAGTCCGCCCAGGTGCTTTCCTTCGACGTGAGCAAGTAAATGCCGATAACGACAAAAGACTTCCCCTCCCTCGTGTCGCAGCAGGTCGCAGCGATTCAGGCCGGCACGAGCACGCTGATCGACCTGACTGTCGGCTCAGTGCTGCGCGCCATCGTCGAGGCCAATGCCGCCGTGATCCTGTGGCTGCAAGGCCTGATCCTGCAGCTGCTCGCCACGACCCGGGCGGCGACATCGAGCGGCGCCGATCTCGACAGCTTCGTGGCGGACTTCGGCCTCGCGCGCCTGGCTGCCATCGCCGCCACCGGCAAGGTCACGTTCTCGCGTTTCACGGCGACGATGCAGGCCACGATCCCGATCGGCACGACCGTGCAGACCGCCGATGGAACGCAGGCTTACACCGTGGTGGCCGATGTGTCGAATAGTGCGTACAACGCCACGCTGGGTGTCTACGTGATCCCAGCGGGCACCTCGAGCGCGCAGGTCACCGTGCTGGCAGCCACGGCAGGCACGGGCGCGAACGCGGCGGCCGGCCAGATCAACACGCTCGCCAGCGCCGTCCCCTACGTCGACACCGTGACCAACGCCGCCGCCTTCACGACCGGCGCCAACGCTGAGACCGACGACGCGCTGCGCAGGCGATTCGTCGGCTACATCGCCAGCCTGTCGAAGGCGACGAAGAACGCGATCGGCACCGGGATCACCGGCGTGCAGCCGGGCATGCACTACACACTGGTCGAGAACCAGACCTATGCCGGCGCGACGCAACTGGGCTTCTTCTTCGCGGTCGTGGACGACGGTACCGGTGTACCGCCCTCCTCGCTCATCACGCAGGTGAGCACCGCGATCGACGCCGTGCGCCCGCTGACCTCGACGTTCGCCGTGTACGCCCCCGTGGTGGTAACTGCGAACATCGCCATGACCGTTTCGGTGGCTGCTGGCTACGACGGGACCGCGACGAAAGCGACAGTGCAGGCCGCGCTGCTCGCGCTGGTCAATGGACTGCAGCTCGGGCAGACGTTGCCCTACACGCGCCTCGTGCAGGCCGCCTACGACGCCTCGCCGGGCGTCACCAATGTAACTGCGATCACCCTGAACGGCGGCACAGCAGACCTCACCGCAAACACTTACTCGGTCATTAAGACCGGCACGATCACGATCAACTGAAGGGATACGACAATGCAGCATTGCACCAACAGCGTCGTCAACACCAGCATCGGCGCAGTCCCGTACGCGAACATCGCAGTGACCAACCTGGACGGCACGCCGGCTCAGCTCTATTCGGATAATGGCATCACCGCGATCACCGGGAACGTCGCAATCGCTGACAAGTACGGAAACTTCAGCTTTTACGCGGCCAACGGGCGCTACGTCCTCACGATCTCCGGCGGCGGCATTGACACGATCGTCGTGGCTGACTTGCTGCTGTATGACCCGGTCGATGAACAGGCTAACATCAATGCCGCGCTACAGGCCCGCTCTGATGCGCAAGGCTATGCGAACCAATCGGCATCGAGTGCAGTCCAGGCCAACAACGCGCGCGACGCCGCCATTGCAGCCTGGCAGGCAGGCACGGCGCCCAACGAGCAACTGTCGGCCATTAGCAAACAGTTCCATGTTGGCTCTATCGTCGACGTGTTCCTGTACGACACCAGGCGCGACAGCGACGGCGGCGTATGGCGCAAGCGCTGCAGGCACACCAGCTGGGAGAACGAAGTGCTGCCCTCGGGGCGCTGGATGGGCTATCAAGCCAACCTGGCCGGCGCAATAGCTGCTGGATCCACGACCGGCGACTACTACCAGTCGGCTGTCGATGGTAAGTTCTACCTGTTCACCGCTCCGGGCACGATCACGGAGACCTGGCGCGGCAACACGCGCGAGTTTCCGGCGCTGGCTCTGATCGTGGCCGAATCCAGCCGCGTGATCGTCTATGACGCCACCCACCCGGAACTGCCGATGTGGATGGTGTTCGCCGTTGGCGTGACCTCCTACTCGACTGGCAATGCCATCGCCATCGGCACGCTCAGCTCAGTCACGGCGGTCAATGGAACAATCCTGATCGGATCGAACAATGCGACCGACGGATCGCTGATGACGGCCTCCATGCTGGCCGACACGTTCCGCCTGTCGCAGTTCGATGCCGCGATTGGTGGCCTGTATCGGGGGCGCATCGCTGACCGCAACAGCGGCAAGGGCTACCCCCAGTCAAACGCCGGTTATACCATCATCAGCAAGTTTGTTAACGACGTCGCCGCAACCGTGCTGCCCGATGCGCCGATTGATCCATCTACCGGCTTGGCAGCGCCAACCGTCGCCGTGGCGACGAGCGCCGGCATGAGCGTACTTAAGCACGATGGCACGGTGGTCAACGCTTCCGAAACGTCGTCCACCAAGGCTGTATGGTTCGCTGGTAAAACCCTGGTGCGCGAGTACGTGAATGGCGTGTGCCCTATCCAGTACCCGGCGTACCTTTCCGCGACCTTCGTGCAGTCGGCACAGTACGACTTGACGCACATTCCCTACGTGCTCGCTACCGCGCTGGCCTGTGGCACTTCGACCAAGGACTCATACGCCGCAGGCGGATCGACGGCGCTGACGCTGCTCAAGGAAAATCCGGCTTCCCCACAAAAAGGCATGTCGGCTTTCATCACCAATGCCTACAATAGCGGCTGGCAGGTTGGCGACATTCGCGGCGCCTGGCTGGCCGATACCGTTGCCGAGACGGTTACCGCCAGCGGCGAGCTGGTCACGAACGGGACGTTCAATACGGATGCGAGTGGGTGGAGCGTAACCAACTTCGCAACCATTGCTGCCGTCGGGGGAAAGCTACAGATCACGAGCGACAACACCGGAAGCCATGCGGGAGGGGCCTACCAAGCCGTCACTGTAGTACCCGGTCGAACCTACAAAATCGTTTTTGACTACACGCCCGGCACCAGCCCGGTAGCTCTGTTGAACGTTGGCAGTTCGATCGGCACCTCGGCGTTTGCACAGATGGTTCTCGGGGGAGTAGCCGGAACTTATTCAGTCGACATTACGCCGAATGTCTCCACCGTCTACCTGTCGTTCTATAACAATGTAGTAACGGCCAGTGTTACTTCACTGTTCGACAACATCAGCGTCAAACTGGCCAGCACTGACCGCAGCATAAAAAACCATGGGTTGACCATCAGCGGCAGCCTGACCAAGGCGGCTATTGCCACTGGAGCACAGCTTGTTGCGTTCAGCGGGTTCAGCGCATCGAGCTACCTCGAGCAGCCGTACAACAGCGACCTCGATTTCGGAACAGGCGACTTCTGCGCAATTGGCTGGTTCAAGGCCGCAGTGCCAAGCTCCATCATCCCGTTCATGATGTCACGCGGCCCATCTACAGGAGGCGCTACAACCTTTGACGTGTATCAGGATCCATCTGGATTCATCAAGACTCGTGCTGCCGGCGTGACTCTGACTGGCGCCACAAACCTTGCGGACGGAAACTGGCACATGGTCGTTAGCCAGCGCATCAGCGGCGTCCTGTATTTGTACGTGGACAATGTTTTGGTCACATCTGCTGCGTGCGCTGGCACTGTGTCGAACGCTTCTGCCGTTCTTCGCCTTGGCACCTCGTATGATGGAACCAACCCGTACAATGGAAGCTTGTCTCTGTGGAGGGTCGGCGCGACGCCGGCCAGCTCAGACCAACTCGCGCAGATTTACCGCGACGAATTGGCCATGTTCCAGCCGGGCGCGCAGTGCACGATAGATGGCACCAGCACCAACGTTACCGCGCTTGCCTACGACGACACCGCCGACCTACTGCATGTCGGCACCAGCTGGGGCCGCTCGGCGTTTAAGGGTCTGCAGCGCGTGGAGAGCAGCGCGACGTCGGTGGGCACGGTCACGGCGCTGTCGGCCGCCCTTGGCGCGCACATCACCGGAGGCCAGAGCGCGGCGCGCTACGTGCAACCGGCGATGCAGCTGCGCGACGAACTACGGCGACGTGACGAGCTGCGGTGGGCAAGGACCAAGGAAATCATAACGGTCGACCTCGACTTCACGCCAGGCCAAACCAGCTACACGCTGCCATACGGCTTCACCGCCATGAACCTGTGGGCAGTAGGTGCCCCGAAGCGCGAAGGCTCGACCAAGGACTACACCCGTTCATTTGACGGGTACCGCGAAACGATCACGTTCGCCGCCGCGCCGCTGGCATCGGGCGGCAGCGGTACCGCGTGGGTGCGCCTTGACATGAGCAGGAGCACAGCATGACGATTATCACGCGAGCAACCGGTGACAAGCTGGACATGCTCGGCCGCCTGCGAGCACTGCTGCCTCGCTGGTTCAACGACAGCGCGGTACTCGTCACAGCTGTGCTACAGGGCTACGCGAGCGCCGCTGCTTTCGTCTACGGGCTCTACGTCTACGCGAAGATGCAGACCCGGATCTCGACCGCGACCGAAGGTTGGCTCGACATGATCGCAGCCGACTACTTCGGGTCGAGCGTCACCCGCAAGGCAGGCCAGAGCGATGATTCGTTCCGCACGGTCATCCTCGGCAACCTGCTGCGCGAGCGCGCGACGCACGAGGCGATGGTGAAGGCGCTGACCGATCTGACCGGGCGCGTTCCGCGAGTTGTGGAGTTGCGACGACCACTGGATACCGGTGCATACGGTTACCTGTACGGCTACGGCGTGCGCGGCGCATACGGCTCGGCGTGGCAAGGCCCATATCAGGCTTTCGTAACGGCGTACCGTCCGCTCGGCGGTTCCGGCTATGCAGCGACCGATACCGAGATTTACGCGACCGTCGACGCGGTGAAGCCCGCCGGAACGGTAATCTGGACCGCGATCTCGAACTGAGTGCCAACCGCATCAACCACAGCCCCGCCGCGCGCGGGGCTTTTCATTTGAAGGAGCACATATGGACCGAATGCAGGTCTATCTCGGACAGGTGCCGCTCGAAACGGACCTGCTCCAGACGAACAAATTTGCGATGATCGGGCTGGCGAAGCTCGCCTCAGCGATCCTCGGCACCGGACCAGTGCTGCACAGCCTGCCGTGCACGCCGGGAGCCGGCCTGACGGTGTCGGTCGGCGCCGGGCAGATTTATCAGATGGCGAACATCGACAGCACCGCATATTCGTCGCTGGCGGCCGACACCGCGCACCAGATTCTCAAGCAGGGCATTCTGCTTGATCCGGTGACGCTGAACTGCCCTGCCCCGGCGACTGCCGGCCAGTCGATCAACTACCTGGTGCAGGTCGGCTTTCAGGAGAGCGACACCGGGGCGGCGCTTCTCCAGTTCTACAACGCCAGCAATCCTGCCGTGCCGTTCGTCGGGCCGGCGTGCGCCGGATCGCCCAGCATGACCGTGCGCAGTGGCCAGTGCGTGGTGCAGGTGAAGGCCGGGACAGCGGCGGCGACCGGCTCTCAGGTTACGCCCAGCCCCGACAGCGGCTTCATCGCGGCCTACGTCGTCACCGTGGCGAACGGCGCGGGCAGCATCGTGTCGGGAAACATCGCAGTCGCGAACAACGCGCCGTTCCTCGCTGGCCTGCTCGCCTCGCACCACAGCGGCGCTCCGGGGCAGGCGCCGAAGATCAACCTGGCCACCGAGGTGCAGGGCATTCTGCCGCTGGCGAACCTGCCCGCCGGCCTCTCTGTCTGGTGCGGTACCTCGACCGGCTCGGGCAACGCGCAGGCGCTGACCGCGCCCGGCTCGCTGTCGACCATGAGCGCAGGCACGGCGCTGGCATGGCTGGCCGGCTTCACCAACACCGGCACGGCTACGGTCACCATCGGCGGTCTCGGTCCTTATCCGATCGTGAAGGACGGTCCGAGCGGCCCGGTTGCGCTCACCGGTGGCGAGATCGTCGCGGGCGTCGTCATCACCGGGCGCTTCGACGGCACGAGCTTTCACCTGGAAGACACGGTGCTGGGCACGGCGGCGATGGCAAACAGTTCGGCTGGCACTGGCGTGGTGTCCGCGATGCGGGGCACTGCCGTCCCCGGGAACATCGCGATCTTCGACGACGCGAGCGGCACCGTGAAGGACGGCGGTCCACCGGGCGGTGTGGCGTCCGCGACCTACGTATCCGCGTCTGCATCGATTGGCCCCGGCTCGTACCTCGTGAACACGTCGGGCGGCCCTATCACCCTGACCTTGCCGGCCGCGCCACTTACCGGTGCTTCGATGGAATTTACGGACGCGACGGCGACGTGGAGCACCAACCCGCTCACCCTGAACGGCAATGGCAAGACGATTATCGGCTCCGCAGCTCCGCTGGTGGATGACGTGAGCGGCCACATCCTCAAAATCTGGTTTGACGGCACTGACTGGAAAGGCATCTAAATGACCTACGTAAGCGATCTTCTCGGGCGCGCGCAGCTCTCGAACGTCATCAACAACAATGCGCCGGCCGGATTTCTCGGCTATTACGGCAAGGGTGGGTACACCGTGTTCGGTACGCCGGGGGCGTTCAGCTTCACGGTACCCGCCAATGTCACCAAGATTAGAATTCGTGTGGTCGGCGCCGGTGGCGGCGGCTTCACTGGCGGGGCTGGCGGTGGTGGCGGCGGCTTCGCGCTCGCTGAAGTCGCCGTCACTCCGGGGGCGACTGTAACCGGCGTGACCGGCGCAGGAGGAAACGCGGGCGTGGTTGGCGGCAGTTCGTCGGCGGTAACGGCGGCCGGCACCATTTCGGCCACCGGCGGCGGTGCTGGCACGTCAACCACGGGCGGGGCTGGCGGCACTGGATCGGGCGGGTTCCTGCAATCGAGTGGCGGCGCGGGAGGGGCGTTCGCGTCAGGCACCAGCGGCGGAACCGGCGGCGGTGGGGCTCCAGGCTCGCAGCTCGGGGCTGGTGGCGCGGGCGGTTCGGCGGGAGCCAGTGTCTCAGGCGGTGGCGGCGGTACGACCGGTCCCGGAGCTTCGACCGGGGGCGGAGGTTCGGCGTTTGGTGTAGCGGCTGCTGTAAGCGGTGCGCCAAATATTTTAGGTGCCATCGTCACGGGTGCGACAAGTGCCGCACTCAATCCGACCAATTCGATGATTCGATTCCCACTCGAAGGCTTCATCGGTGGCGGTGGGGGCACTGGCAATACGACGCCCGGCGGTGACGGCGGTATAGGTGGCGGTGGGGGCGGCGGTGGCGCGAGCGTCGGCAGCAATGGCGGGCCTGGCGGAAAGGGCGGTGTCGCCGGCGGCGGTGGTGGCGGCGGCAACTCGTCTAGCGGTTCTGGCGGTGCGGGTGGTGCTGGCGGCGTGGGTGCTGGTGGTGGCGGTGGTGGTACTGGCGCCATTAATGGCGCCGGCGGCAAAGGCGGCGACGGCATTGTTGTGATCGAATGGTGATGGAGGAAACATGACAACTTACGCACGCATCGTCGGTGGGCAGGCCATCGACGTGACCACAACCGATCCAGCAGAACTGTTCCACCCGGACGTGGTGGCCGAATTCATCGAGGTGCCGGCGGATACGACGGCTGGCGACCGCCTGAACGAAGACGGATCGTGGACCAAGTACGTACCTGAGCCGATCACGTCAGTGCCAGTCGTGCTGCCCATGCTCACGCCGATGACGTTCTATCTGGCCTTCACGCCGCAGGAACGTATCGCGATCAAGGGCTCGACCGACCCGCTGGTCAAGGAATTCTGGGCTTCGTACGAGCTGGCCGTGCAGCTGAAGAAGGACGTTGACCCGAATCTGGTTTCGGTGTCGGCCGCGGTGGCTTACCTCGCCAGGCAACCTGCCGACGATCCGCCCGGGCCCGGCATCCTCGCGTCACTGGAGCGGGTTCAGCAGATCCTGACCGGCGTCCCGCAGTAGCCAAATCCGACCGCAACGCAAGCCGCCTCCGGGCGGCTTTTTCTTTGCCTGAAAGGGGTCATCCCGTGATCTACCAAACCGATTCGGCGGCCGGCGTCGCCGCTACTTCCTCGCCCGGACTGGCCTACGCTGCATGGGTCTACCTGATCGGCCTGCCGATCGAGAAATGGGTGTCGTTCGTCACAGGCTTGTTCGTGGTGCTGCAGATCGTCTTCCTGCTCGTGGACCGGCTGAAGAAGCGCCGGGGAAAGCGAGGCGACTAATGGGCTTCGACCAAGCTTTCGCCACCATCGCCAGCGTCGAAGGCGGCTTCGCCGATCGCGATCGACAAGCCGACCCGGGTGGGGCGACGAAGTATGGCATTACCGAGCGTGTCGCGCGCCAATGGGGCTTCAAGGGTGACATGCGCGAACTGCCGCTGGACATGGCCAAGGCCATCGCTAAGGCCTGGTACTGGGACAAGTACCAGTGCGACCAGTACGACCCGCGCATTGCCTACCAAGTGTTCGACGCAGCCTACAACGGCGGCTACCCGGTGCGCTGGCTGCAGGAGTGCGTCGGCGTCACACCAGACGGCAGCCTGGGCGCCAAGACCATCGCGGCGGTGCGTGCGGCTGACGTCTGGAAGACCATCGCCCTGTTCAACGCGAAGCGGCAGTTGTACATGACCGAGCTGCAGAACTGGCCGCAGAATGCGCGCGGCTGGGCCAAACGCATCGCCAACAACATCCTGGGGGCCGCGTGAACGAGCACGAGCAGAAACGCACGCTCACAATCGACGTGTTCATTCCCGACCACCCGGATCGCACCAGCACGCCGATCTTCGAGGCCACGCGCCGCAAGCTGATCACCAATAACCCGGGCGCACGCTGCGCTGTCGACAACGGCCATTGCGACCACGAGCATCCGCTCGAACTTCACCACCGGCACGTCGAGTGGTGCGACAGCCTGGGCGTGGACTGGGCCAAGGTTGCGCGCCTGGTGCCCGATTTCGACTGGTTGACGTTCGATCCGGCGCACCCGGAGACCTTCATCGACAGCGAGTGGAACGCCAACCTGGTGCTGTGCAAAAAGCATCACACCGGCGCGGACCACGGCATCCACTGCCTCGACGGCCCGACGTGGCAGATGCAGATGGTGCAGCGCGCCGATTTCGTATTTTCCCCTGACGAAGCACCCCAACCTGAAGGAGTCACGAAGTGAAAAACACGTACATCAAGCTGCTCATTATCAGCGCGATGCTGGCACTCGCCGGCTGCGCGTCGACTGCTGCACCACAAGCCCCAACGCAGAGCGCCCAGGTTGGCTACACGCAGGCCTGCGCCGCGTATGGCGCCGCATTCTCCACCGCACTCGAACTGCGCAAGG